CATCCCGAATATAGTATGCGATTCCGCGCCGAGGGGAATTCTTGATTCTAGCCAGATCAATTCTTTCGAGAATTCCATTGTCAACGTACTCTTGAATCATTTGCTTATACGCCAATCCTGAATTGTGATCCTTGCGAAATGCAGAATGATGAATCACGTTAGCTTGAATAAATTTATTCGTTACGATCTTGGCGTTGTACATTGCTTCATCAATCTGATAGGTTTTTGCATAGGTAGTTTTATATTCTTCTCGTATATACCGCTTCAACAAATTCAAAATAGCCATGCGCTGCTCAATTGAATAATTCACGTTACCTATTCGCCCTGTTTCAAATCTGGTTACAACGCACGAAATTCCATAAACAACAAAACGCTTTGCCCATTGAACACACTCCAACGTCATAACCGGATTGTCTGGATTGATGCCTACAGCTATTAAACCCGCGAGTCGCAACAAGCGAAGATGCGCCCGCGAATATAATTTGCCTTCGGCTGATTCCCTATTCTTCAAAGTGATTTCATAACACTGTTCATTGAATCTCATGTGTTCGTCGTGTGCTTCAGGCGTTTCATCAATATTGATCACATTGTTCATTTGAGCAAGTTGAAGTGCCCGCCTTGCGATCCCTGCGATAATGTGAACCGTTCGTTTATCGGGTTTGATTTGTCCATGTAATTCGTTATGAGGAACACGCTCGCCTAAAGCCTCAACAACTGTGAATCGCGCAACTAATCCTTCTTCTATGTTTTCTTCATCCAACGCCCGGTAAAATGTGTCCGGGGTTGCATCACCAATCAACGTGAAAGAAGGAGCTTTAATAGGGTGAACGTCTTTTGTTTTATCAGAATAGATTGATCCCCTTACAACCTGCCCGAATCCTGATTTTGTATACAAGTCCAACAGCAAACCCCGGAGCGCCGTTTCATTTGGCTTTGCGTACTTAGATGTTAATTTTTGCATCCAAAAACCAATTTCGCCTTTATGAGAATAGAAGCATGGCGAAGAAACGGAAAGATGTTTAATCAACGCTTGTGGACTTGCAATTTCAGCCGGTCCAATGAATTGTTCAAATGCCGGTAAAATTTCAAGAACTGCATTAGTTAACAGTTCCATACCGGATGCAGCGCCCTCTTTGCCTCCCGCTGTTGGAGCTAAAATAGCGATATAATGATTCAACCCTGTTCGAGAAATGTTATATGCTTTACCAGCAATTCCAGCAAGATAAGCAATCGCCGCTGCAATCGCAATTTCCTTAACCGGGCGAACTGCGTTTTGGTAAATGAAAATTGCTATTTCTCCTAATAGACCGGGTGGCAATTCATCAAATGAAAATTCGCTCAACGGTTGTTTAATGAATAATGGCAACGATTCTCGAACAGAATCCTTAATATCAAAGTCGCTCATTATTGGTGTTGCAATCTGCTCACTAACTTTTGTGTCAACATGAGCTTTGACCATAGCTTCGAGTTCTGGAAAATAATTCTTTTGATCAAATGCTTTTGTGATCAACCCGTACTTATCGTTAAATAAATAATCAGGTCTTGCTTTGCGTTTGCGCTTAGGAGAATTTTGAAACAGTTGCGAGCCGTAATAAATTCTAGCTACCTGTTCTTTATTGTCAGTAAAGAAAGCGACAATGTTTAAGAAAGCAAGATCGCCTTCGCTTTGACTTGGATAATTAGCGCCTTGCCAATCACCATACCATAAACGCATAAACAAATGGCCGTTGCTCGCGTTCGCTGCCATTTTGCAAACTTCTTCATCTGATTTTGTTTGTGCCGCTCCAACCCAACTGGAACTAACGACCGCATCAATATGTCCAACCAACTTTTCCAATTCTAATTGGCGTTCAACAATTGGATTGTTGTTAAGGGAGTTGCCTGTAACTGTCATGTAACGCGAAAATGGATAGACTTCGATATGCTCGTTGGGTAACTTTTTACCAGCATTCAGTTTACCTTTTACCCAAATATGTACACCGCCTTTTGGCGATAGTTCCGAGTATGAATTGAATTCTTCGTATATATTTTTGTGCTGTTGAATAATAGCAGGATCATTAGTTTTGTATGTATCAAGATCAATCACAACGTAAGGATCGTTCGGAGTCAGAACAAACCCTAACGTTAACCCTGATTTTTCTGCAACGCAAGACGAAGCTAGTTCAAACGTTCCCCATGTTGAAGGGTCGTTGACCGCCGCTCGCAAACCTGTTTTTGGGTCTAACGGTATCTTATCCAAAACATACGTTACAACCCATTGCGGCAACGCCGCAAGTTCGGCAACAAACATAATACTTCCTTATTGTGAGTTTGTTTGTTCTGAAGTTGTAGGTATGCTACCGTTTCGGATCAGGAATCGAATTGTCGAGGCTTTGGATACATAATTGATCTTCAAATGATCCTTGAGTGCCAATTGAAGCGCCTCAAGAATGGCATTTTCGTTTGGTGGTAAGTCGAGGCGCAAGGATGCGGGCGATAATGATTTTTCCATAGGGTTTGACTGTACACTCATTATCCATACAAAATCAAGTGCAAATTATTATGCTAATTTTGTGCTTGACAAAATTAGCGCCTGCCCCTAGTCTTACCCCTATGCCGCTAACGCCCGTACAAAATACGAAACTTGAACAATGGTACGAATTCAAAAGCAGTCTTGACTTCCTTCGTGCTGAAGAATCAAAACTGCGCGATGAATTGGTTGCCGAACTGTTCACAACAATCAAAGATGCCGGAAGCGAAACGATTGAAATTGCAAACGGCTACAGGTTGAAGGCTACGAAGAAACTTGATTACAAACTAAACAACAAAGACGGACAAGTTGAAGCATTGATCGCCATAATTGATAACGAATTAGCGAAAACTCTTGTCCATTGGACTCCAGAACTTTCTATAACTTCCTACAAGAATCTTGACGCGCAAACCCAAAAACTTTTTAATGGTTGCTTGACAATCAAGCCCGGTAAAGCGTCACTCGAAATCGTTCCACCAAAGGCGGCGCAATGAACAATCTTGAAAGACTATTGAAACTTAATCCGAAGTTAACTTTGCAAGTTTACGCTGATAGTGAAGTCATGTTTGTGGCCGGATTGTATCATGCCGATAAAGGTAATCACGTTGCGAGCGGTTATGGTAGAACATTAAGCATAGCGTTAGACGCTGTTTCAGACAAGGCGATTAAGGGGGGAGCTTGCAAGTTTTAAGCACAAACAAAATCAACGCTAAAGACGGAATCAAAACTTTAGTATATGGTCCGTCTGGTGTTGGTAAAACTCGCCTTGCTATTACAGCGCCGGGGCCGTTCATTTTTTCAGCAGAAAACGGATTGCTGTCATTGAATCGAGAAAACATTCCATACATTCCAATTACAACTTACGCTTTGATGAAAGAAGCGTTTAGTTGGTTTATGAAAAGTGCCGAAGCGCGACACATTCAAACTCTCTTTCTTGACTCGCTTACGGAAATTGCTCAAGTAATTCTCGCGGAGGAAAAAACAAAAACAAAAGACCCGCGCAAGGCTTATGGTCAAATGCAGGATTCTGTTTATGAATTGATCAGAGCGTTTCGTGATAGTAAAGGCCGCAATGTTGTTTTAATTTGTTGGGAACAATATATGGAATTTGGCATGGGTAAGAAAGCCGTTCCTGTTATCCCTTCTGAAAAGCTGTTAGCTGCGTTACCTTACTTTTGGGATTTGGTTTTGCATATGCACCACGGCAGAACCGATTCTGGTATTGTCTACCAAGCGTTTCATACTCACGATACGGATTGGTGGACGGCAAAAGATCGCGGTGGCAATCTAAATGAACTTGAGGAACCGAATTTAACGAAACTGTTTCTCAAAGCCGCTGGATAAAACCCAACAAAGGAGAACAAACAAAATGCAATTGAATTTCAATGCGTTTGACTTCGATCCATCACAAGGGGGAAGCATTTGTTTTCCACTTGGAGATTACAGGCTCGAAATCACGAAAGTAGAACCTATGCAAGTGAAAGATAACCCCGGAGCGGGGTATCTTGCAATTCACTTGACTTGCGTTGACGGCGATCTAAAAGGTATGACTCAAATTGATCGTCTCAACATCTATAACCAAAGCGAAGTTGCAAAGCGAATTGCACTTCAAAACTTAGCGGCCTATGCGTTCGCGATTGGCCGTCCACAACTTGCAACATCGGAACAAATGATTGGCGGCAAATTGATTTGCACCATCGGGCCACAAACCGATAATCCGAAGTATTCGGAAGTGAAGGCAATCAAATGTCCCGATGGTTCGTTGCCGGTAAATCCAAACAAGACAGGAAGCCAAGCCGCACCAGCACCCGCACAAACAGGATGGGGAGCCGCATCACCGCCCGCGCCTGAAGCCGCACCAGCCGGGGGAGGAGCGCCGCCGTGGGGTCAACCAGCCGGGGGAGGATCGCCCGCAACCGGGGCCGCGCCGCCGTGGGTCAAGTAGAGACTACGCTTGTCACCGTAAGGTGAAATCCAACGAGCGTATAGGGGCAGGGAGTTGGCTCAACCCTGCCCCAACATTTTGAGGCAATGTGATTATTGATTGGAACAACCCGGAAGCGTTGCGCTATACATCGGAAGCGATGTTGAAGGCCGTCGATACACAAATCGAAAACGCGAACACTGAAGGCTATCGCTCACATCTTGGAGCGTCTGTTGTAGGTAACGAATGCTTACGCTATCTTTTTTATCATTTTCGTTGGATGCACAAAGAAACTTACGATGCGCGAATGTTGAGATTGTTTGCTGTTGGGCATGGCTTAGAAGTTCGCGTTCGCCATTGGTTAAAAACAATTGGTTTTCAATTCATTGATGGATTGGATGAAACGAATAATCAGTTGAAATTTAGCGATCTAAACGGGCATTTTGGCGGATCGGTTGATGGCGTATTTATTGCTCCTGATTGGGGAATTACCGAACCAACAGGACTCGAATGCAAAACAAGCGGTACAGGTTCGCCGTTCAACAATCTTGGTAAAAGAGGAATGCGCGAAACGAAGACACAACACTTCATTCAAAACAGTGTTTACGGAAAAGGATTAAACTTCAAAAACATCCTTTATGTTTGCGAAAATAAGAACGACTCGGACTGGTATTTTGAATTGATTCCGCTTGATTTGGAAGTTGCTCAAGATGCCTACAAAAAGGCTCACTTTGTAATCTTCGATGCGAAAGAGCCGCCGAAGAAAATCAATGAGAAGCGCAATTTCTATCTTTGCGGGATGTGTTCCATGCAAGGCATTTGTCACGACGGAATTTCAACAGATGTAAATTGCCGGTCGTGTCGCAATGCAAGGCCGGTTGAAAATGCCGGTTGGTTCTGCGATCACTGGCAACAGTTGATTCCCCCGGATGCGATACTAGCTGCTTGCCCTCAACACAATCCGATTCAATCCTGAAAGGAATTTTATGCCTGTTTTTCCACCACCACCGCTGCCACCAAAAAAGAAAGGGAGCTTTATGCCAAAAGTCGAATTGACTAAAGAAGAATGTTCGTTACTTGTCGAAGCCATGAAGGCCGGTGTTGAACAGGCTGAAGCTGAAATCAAAAGTTTCGACAAAGATGCGAAAGCCGAAGATGTAACTACGACGCTTGTTGCTCGTTCGCTTATGATGCAAATTCAAAACAAAATGGAAAAAGCACTAGCAGAATGATCACACTTCGCAACTATCAGACACAAGCCGAAAGCGCCCTGTTCGCGTTTTTGTATCAAACGCGGAACAGGCATCCCCTTGTTTGTATGCCAACGGGGACAGGCAAAAGTCTGGTAATTGGATCGTTCATTCACAAAGTCATTTCGCAATGGCCTGATGTTCGGATTTTGGCAATGACTCATGTTAAAGAGTTAATAACACAAAATTCTGGAAAGTTAGTTGAAATTTGGCCGTCCGCTCCGTTTGGAATTTTCAGCGCCGGGTTGAAGCAACGCGACACTTCTATGCCAATTATTTTTGGTGGAGTTGCAAGCGTTGTAAAAAATGTTGAGGCTCTTGGAAAATTCGATATTGTAATGATAGATGAAGCGCATTTGATGAACGGACAAGACAATTCAATGTACGGAATCATCGTTGGAAAATTACGTCTTTTAAATCCGAATTTGGTAGTAATTGGATTCACCGCAACACCGTACCGAACCGGACAAGGCTCGCTTGTAGATATTGGAATTTTCACTGACGTTGCAGTAGATATGACCACGATGCAATGGTTCAACTGGTTCATCGATAACGGTTTTATGTCTATGCTTATTCCAAAGAGAACCCATACTCAACTGGATGTTTCAAAAGTTGGAATTCAAGCCGGGGAATTCAATTCAAAGCAATTGGAAGCCGCCGTTGACGTTCAAGATATAACCTATCTCGCTTGCAAAGAATCAATTGAATTAGGATCGGATAGAGATTGCTGGTTGACATTTGCAACAGGCATTAAACACGCTGTACACGTCGCTGCCATGTTTCGCAATTTTGGAATTTCTTCTGAAGCCGTTCACTCAAAAATGGCGGGGTCTAAACGCGATTCGATCATACGCGATTTCAAGTTAGGTAAGATCAGAAATCTAGTCAACAAAGGTGTATTCACAACCGGACAGGATCACCCGCCGATTGATTTAATTATTGATCTAGCTCCTACAATGTCAACTGGTTTGCACGTTCAGAAATATGGCAGAGGAGGAAGGCCGTTTGAAGGAAAATTGAATTGTTTAGGACTAGATTTCGCTCGCAATGTTCAACGATTGGGACCAATCAACGATCCGCTGATTCCAAAAGCAAGAGGCAGCGCCGCGCCTGGTGTTGCTCCAATTCGCGTATGCGATCAATGCGGAACTTACTGTCATGCGAATGCGAAAGTTTGCCATGTATGCGGATTTGAATTTCCATTTCAAATTCACATCGAAGCTTCAGCCGGGACCGAAGAAATTATTCGCACAGAAGTTCCACAAGTCGAAGATTTTGAAGTTCAACGCGCTTTGTATAGCAAAATCGAAAAACATGGTGTTGGAATTTTGAAAGTAAACTATGTTTGCGGCGCAAGAGCGTTTAGCGAAGTTGTATGCCTTGAACATTCAGGCCGCGCCGGTCACAGTGCCCGCGCATGGTGGAAACGGCGCATGGGAGTTGACGTTGCGCCGCCAACTGTTGATGAGGCTTTATTGTGGGTATCGAATCTTGCGGTACCAAAAAAAATAAGCGTGATTGTAAATCGTAAGTATCCCGAAGTTATCAAAACTCAATTTGAGGAAGGATCGATTCAATGAGAAAATCCGAAGAGCTTATGCGCCCGGAATCTTGCTTGAACAAAGCCAGAAGTAGTGAAATGTTATTTGTTTTACTTGGCAGAGATTTGGCAGCGCCCGCAACAATACGCGCATGGATTCAACAGCGTTTGACTCTTGAATTAAATCAACCATTCGATATTCAAATAACCGAAGCCATTGAATGCGCCAACGTCATGGAAGCGCAAAGTCAAATTCATCAATCCAACAAAAGAAAGGAACATAAATGAGGAAAATCGAAACTGAAACGAGCCTTATCACAATCGGAACAGTTGCCGCATCTTCGCACGAAGCGCCATTCTTCAACTTGATTTCACCATCAACTATTCGCCGCCTTGCAATTCGCAAACAAGTTGGCGCAAAGAAGTATGGAACCGTTCAATGGCGGCAAGGCATTAACGACGCTGAATTTGTTGCGGATCGCTGGAATCATTTCATGGAACACGTTCTTGCTTTCATGGAACACGGTAACGAAACGGATGATAACATTGCTGGAATGCTATGGGCGCTCGATTGCATTTCGGAAGTTGAGCGCCTATCACCGGAATCGCTCAAACTTGTTGTAGGTATCTCCAATCTTTTTGGAAAATCTGCAACTGAATTTCATCAGCAAGAAACGGTAGAAAAATCACCAGTTGTAATTGAACCGAAACTAACAAGAAAGCACAAACGCAGAAAGAAAAAGTAAATGGCAATCAGAGAGCCTTACAAGCCGGTGACTGATCCACAAGCGCGATTGATTCAAATTCGCGGTGTGAAAAAGCGCCAAGACGGAGCGTTGGTTCAAATGAATGTTCCTTACACGATTCAAGAGTTCTTTGCAAAACTCTTGAATCGTTTGGGACACCGCTCTGATTGGTTCGCAACCTGTATTACTTGCAAACATTGGAAAGATCAACAATGTTCAAAGTTCAACTGTATGCCGCCGCCTGAAGTTATTGCTGATGGTTGCGAATATTATGAAGACAATGACGAAATTCCCTTCTAGGAGCCAACAATGTATCAACTTTCAGAAAACGATCCTGATACACAATGCCACGCTCACGCAAAGCAACGCGGACAAGAAACTTTCACGCTTGTTGAACAAGATATAACCTCTGTTCGAACAATCGCACATTGGATTTATGAAAACATCGGACAGGCTTCGGAAGCGAAGAAACGTAAGAGAAAGGCAAAGAAAATTGCGAATCCTGATCGCGTGTGAATTTTCGGGCGTGGTGCGAGAAGCCTTCCGCAAGCGCGGCCATGACGCTTGGTCCTGCGATCTGTTGCCAGCAAGGGACGGCTCTGAATTTCACATCCAAAAAGATGCAGTGGAGGTTTCTCGTTGGCCGGGGGTTCGGGGCGCCAAGAGCTACTGGCACCTTATGATTGCTCACCCGACATGCCGCTATCTCACTCGCGCCGGTCTGCGCTGGATCACGTCGCCTCCGAAGACCCTCAAGCCTGGCGTTCTTTACGGAGAAGCACGTAGGCAGGCCATGGAAGAGGCTATTCAGTTCGTAGATTCCCTGTGGAAAGCGCCGATTGATAAAGTTGCCATTGAGAACCCAAGAGGCGTCCTGTCTTGGAGATGGCGCAAGCCGGACCAAGTTGTCCAGCCGTGGTGGTTTGGCGATGGAGAGGTTAAAGGACTGGCTCTCTGGAAGAGGGGCCTTGCCGATCTTGCGCCAACCAACATCGTTGAGGGACGTGAGGCTAGAGTTCATATGGAATCTCCGGGAATCAAAAACGGCCTCACGCGAGAGCAAAGACGGTCCATAACCCTGCAAGGATTTGCCGATGCGATGGCCACCCAATGGGGATGATACATGAAAACGGAAGTCAAGTATATAAGTCCCCATTGAAGGTTATTTGCCCGAAGTGTAGCGCCGCCGTATCCGCTAAGTGTACGGAAAAGAAACTTGACGGTTCGAACTGGGTTAACTATTTCCATTTCGAGCGAATCGAAAAAGCTAAAGCGGAAGGATTCGATGCCGAAAAAAGCGCCTGAAAATTCCTTGCTTGCCGCTTTGCAATTTGTTGCCAGTGTTCAGCCAAAGAGAGCGGTAAACGCCTTCGACGTTCATTGTCGAATGTTCGGCGGCAAACTTGTTGCAATGGGCGGACCCTTATCCGCTGGAATAGCAATTCAAGAAGAAATTGAATCTTGCCCACATACTCAAAAATTGATTGACGCTTTGAAGGAATGTCCAGAAGCTGTCAACTTGACCATGATAACCAATAACGAACTTAGCGTTCGTTCTGGAAACTTTCAAGCAACGGTTCCTTGCATTGATCAAGTTGATATTCCGGCAATCTTTCCAAATCTACATCCTGTTCAAGTCAATATGGATTTTCAATTGGCATTGAAGCGAGTTGGCGAAATTGTTTCTGACAAGGCCAAAACGATTCTTCAATCCAGCGTTCAACTCCGGGCCCGGTCCATTGTAGGCAGCAACGGGGATGTAATCTTAGAAGCATGGCATGGCCTTGAACTTCCAGATGGGCCGATTATTCCCAAATTGTTCATTGCTGCCGTCAAAAAACACCGTCGCCAGTCAATTCAGAGCCTTGCTCTTGACGTTGACAGCCTCACAGCCTACTTCGGGGATGGATCGTGGCTCAAGAGCGCCCTACAGCGCGATTCTAGCTTTCCTGATCTAATTGGTTACCTTAGTTTACCTAGTAACCCAATACCGTTACCATTGGGGTTTTTTGAGGCAATTGAAAGGCTCGCTCCGTTCTCTCGAAATGGCCGGTTGTATTTTACCAACGAAGGTATTTGTACAGACAATTATACGAAGGATGGAGCGATCAATCTTTGTGAAGGTTTGCCAATTGGAATATCGTTTACCATTGAATCGTTACAATTGCTTACAGGATTGATTGATAAGATTGATTTCAATGTGTCTAAACGTTTAGTTTATTTCTTCGGGCCTAACATTCGCGGTTGTGTAGGATGTGAACGCCTATGAACCTATTCAACGAAAACACGCTTACGCCGCAAAACGAAGAATTCGTTCGGAAACTGCCGTTGCTTAAAAAAGATTCCGAATCGTTCGTTGATGAATTTGATTTCAGCTATAGTATAAAGAAACGTAGCTTTCTTACAAAAGAAGAATTGTTGAAGATTCCAGCCGGATCGCTATTCGTTTTTGATAGTGAGTCTTATGTAAATTATTGGGTCGTTGCATTTAAGCATATTGATTCTGGAAAGTATATTGCGTTTCATAACAAAGGAATCGGAGCGTTACCAGAACGAGATTTGTTACAGTGGATGTTGAAGACCTTTTTATGTGTTGGATTTAATTCAAGAACTTATGATATTCCGATGGTTAGTCTTGCTATTGAAGGTTTTGATAACAAGGCTTTGAAACAAGCCTCAAACGCAATCATCTTTGGAAATTTGTTGCCATATCAGATAGAGCAACATTTCAAAATTACACTGTATACCTACAACCATATTGATTTAATTGAAGTCTGTCCGCTCGAAGGATCGCTAAAGCTATATGCCGCCCGATTACATTGCAAGCGAATACAGGATTTGCCAATTCAACATGAAGCAACGCTTACTAATGTTGAGAAAGAACAGATTTTTGATTACTGCTTAAATGATTTGGATAACACTGAAATACTGGTTAAGTTTCTTTATCCACAACTAGAGCTTAGATACACGTTGTCAAATCAATATGGAATTGACGTTCGATCAAAGTCAGATGCACAAATAGCTGAAGCTGTTGTTTCGCACGAATTGAAGAAACTTACAGGAAAAAAACCAGAGCGCCCAAAAAATTATTCGCAATACTTCTTCTATCTTCCACCGTCGTTCATTACGTTTGGTTATCCATCGCTTCAGGCCGTTCTTCAAACAATCTGCGATACTCCATTTCAAGTTGCCGATACCGGCAAAATTATAATTCCTGAAGCAATTAAGAATTTGAGCGTTCGTTTTGGTAACTGTGTTTATCGTTTTGGGATGGGTGGTTTGCATTCCAGCGAAAAAACTATAGCTCATAAGTCAACCGATGAATTCAAATTGAGGGATATTGACGTTGTAAGTTATTATCCAGCGATTGTAGTAAATCAACAACTGCATCCCAAACATTTAGGCAAGGCTTATCTTGAAATTTATAAGAGCCTGATCCGCCGTCGCGTTGATGCCAAGAAAGCAGGGGATAAAATGACCGCTTCATCGTTAAAGATCACGGTAAACGGTCTATTTGGCAAGTTTGGTAACAAATGGTCAATTGTGTATTCACCTGATGTTTTAATTCAAATTACTATTTCCGGCCAACTGTGTTTGCTGAAGCTGATTGAAATGATTGAAAGCGCCGATATTCCGGTTGTGTCCGCGAATACCGATGGGGTTGTTATAAGCTGCCCTGTTGCCCTAGAAAGCCGCCTAGACGCGGTTGTGAAGGCATGGGAGTCCCTTACTGGCTTTGAGACAGAAGAGACGCGCTACAGGGCGATCTACAGCCGGGACGTAAACGGGTACATCGCTGTTAAGGAAGCGGCCGATGAGCCGCCCAAAACCAAAGGAAGATACAGTGAGCGTGGTTCCGGGGGGGATACGATCCTGTCCAAAAATCCTGAAACACTAATTTGTAATGATGCCGCAATCAATTTTGTTTGGAAGGGAGTTTCAGTTGAAGAAACGATTCGCAACTGTAAAGACGTTCGCCGCTTCGTTGTTGTTCGCAATGTTCGCGGCGGCGCTGCCAAGTCTAGCAAATACTTAGGTAAGACTGTTCGTTGGTATTATTCAACCAACATGAAAGGAACAATTCGATATGTAACTTCCGGTAACAAGGTTCCAAATAGCGACGGTGCTATGCCTTTAATGGAACTTCCAGAAAATAACGAGTTACCAGAAGATATTGATTACGAAAGATATATTAGAATTGCCAACGAAATCTTAATTGAAGTTGGCGCAATTGCTCCAACCTTATCCATTCAAGGATCGCTTTTTACTTAATGCGTCAAATTCCACGTTGCGCCGAATCCATGTGCCCCATGCGCCTACCGCGTCAAAGCCACCAATTGCGTTTGCCACTGGCACCCCTGGTCCTCGTAATCAACCAACTCCGGTTCTCAATTACTGAAATTGACCGGACGTGCTAGTGCATCAACGCCGTTATCATCGCTCCCCATGTTCCGCTCGACCCCGCAGACCAGCTATCTGAGTAGCTTGAAGCGCGAAGCGCACGCTTGTAATACACTATCCCTCCAGACGTACTCACCGCCGTAAAGCCGTTGCTTTCCGTCAATGACGACGGCGCATATCCAGACGGTGCGTAAGAAACAAGCAGCTCATTTGGATTGGCTGTGGTGATTGAGTTGGTTGACCAGGAATTGCTGCTTCCAAAGTTTTGACAGTTTGGAGATGTGAGGCAACTTGCATTATCGAGAGGCGTAGAAGTATTTGCATTAGCAAAGTCAATAACCGACAAATTGATGTAAGTCATGCTTCCTGTGACGGTTATTTTGAAGCTGCATGACCCCGCCGTTGCGTTCGGAACGACGACCATAAAATTACGCCAGGACGAACCCCACGTGAAATCGCGGTCTGTTGGCATCGATCCAGTACCACAGGCAATAGTCGAACTGGAGTAGTCGTGAGCATTGCCGTTAGCTGCCCAAAACGCAATCAAAGTGTCACCTGTGTGGGCAACCGTGATTGTGCAGGTTTCACTCGACAACGAACTTGTGCCACCGCTTACGCCGCAGTTATTCCCGGTGTAGTAAATGGGGTTGTTTGATATTTGTGAAGGTCCGCCAATTACGGACGGCCCGCCTATCTTATTCTGTGCGGGGCAAGATAGCCCTGCAATAACCAAAAGCAGCGCGATTATTTTCGTCATCATTGGATTTGGCACCCGCTTCCATTGAGGATGGTGAGCGATCCTGTGCCCTGCGCTGCGGCTTGTACCTGCACCGTGCCCGCCGTGGAACCATTCACCAAGTCCATGTCCAGCGTCGAGAACTCGTCTGTGCTTGTGGTCACTACCGCGCCCACCGGATTCAGTGTCGTTGAAAACGCCGCGACCGCCGCGCTCGCACTCGTAGCCGCCGTAACTGCGGATTCCATCTGAATCACTACAGCGGTCGGCGTTGCTGGTCCTGTGATTTGATACTTTGGCCCGCCTGTCGCCGTGCCAGTGCTCCAGATCAGGTTGCAGTGCATGTGGTAGTTTGTGCTGGCCGCTACTGAGAAAGCCAGCCCGGTGATGCTGCTAAAGGTTGTAGTGGCGTTGGTGTAAGAGCCGGTAGAGAACGCCGTCTGCGGCCAGTGCTGAGCCGTTCCGTTGTTTACGTTCTCGTAGTAGGTATTGTCAGCCAAGTTAGGCCATATCTCACCCGTGCTGGCGAGTCCTGTAGGCCCGGTGCCGGTAGTTTCGCAAATATACCCCGCCGTCCCTGCCGAGCAACCTGGTGGCGATACTCCTGTCTCTACATAGCTCGTCGTGATTACCGGCTCTGACGTGGCTACCGTGGTGCCATTGTCAATGATGGAAGTACCTGCTGGAGGATTTCCAGCCCCGCCGCCCGCAAGCACTACATTTGCGGTAAGGGCCGCAGTGGAACTTTCCTGTGTTGCCGAGTTGAAATAGGGAATTCCACCACTGTTCACCGTTCCAGCAACGGTGACGGGAAAAGACGGCGTAGGCGAGGGTGTAGAACACGTCCCATCGTTTTTAAGGAAGCCAGAGCATGAACCAGATGCCCACAGCGCAACGATGTTCGCGTAGGTAGGCGCGGTCCACCCAGTACCACCGCTATTAGAGAGACCTAAAGTGTTTGCGGCGGGATAGACCATGCCGCTGCCGATAGTGTGCCATGCTCCATCCGCTCCGCAATACTGTGTTGAAGTGCCCCCAGTCGCACACGTCACTACCTGCGGGTTGGCGCTGCTGGAACCGGTCCAGGCCGTGCCGCCATTCAGAGTGATCGAGGCCGCTGGCATGGTGTTCGTATTCGTAGGCGCGGTGCCAGTGCATACGCCGGTAAAGTCCTGTATCTCCGCGCTACCGCTCGAATAGACCAAAGGCGTAGCGTTGCACGGCCCTATCTCGGTTCCGGTGGATGTTGACGTGTACCAGTTGTAACTTGTCATTCCTGCCGGGAATGTAGAGTAGAACACATTGGCGTTTGTAGGTCCGCTTCCCGCCGTTACGCTTTTCTCGTTGCTCCAAACCGTGTGGCCACTATCATTAAAGCCCTGCACAATGTAGTAATTGGTCTGATTCGCCGGAATCGTTCCCGTCGAGCCTACCGTACTGATCGTGCCTATGACCGGAGCGCCGGTAATCTGCGACACGTTCAGCGCGTTGAATACATAGAAGGGAGGCCAAGACTGTATGCTGGTCCCATAATCGCGCCAGTTGTAAGAATGGCCATCAGCGAAGGTGCCGATGTAAAAACTGATAGCGCTCGGCGCACGTAGATACGCTCCCCCTATCCCTATGTTTACCCCGTTATATATGGAATCAACTCCTATCGCCGTATCGCAGGCATCCCATGTCGGCCTGTTCCCCGGAATTGCCAGCGTCTTGAATGGGTTGCAATCGAGCAAGGTGATAAGATCGGTCGGACTTCCTCGCCATAGGTCCGTACTATTGTTCGGAGTGAGATTGTAAACTCCCTTTAACCCTGTCGGCGTGTACTCATACCACGCGGGTGTAACGATAGCGGACGGCGCATAGGTCGTAAAATTCATCCCGCCTGGCCGGTTTACCAGCGTCTGAGTATTGCCAAGTGCGCCGCCAGAATATCCATCCTCGGTCTGTGTTGTGCAAGTGACGTAGGTTGTCCCGTAAGCGTTCGTGTAGTTGGGAATGATGATACCGCCGTTTAAAGGGCATGGCCCGCTGTAGTAAGCATGG